ACCAATCATTTCATCCAGAACAATCAGCTTTGTCATCTTACAATCTGCACCGGTAGATAGCAGTTTAGATGTGGTCGCAATAACCGGATAAGGTGCAGAAACGGAAATGAAGTAATCCAATTTCTTTTTACCGTAATCATCACTGCCGGTAATACGCACAACATAATCTGGATTCTCTTTAACCATGTCAGAATTCAGGTTGACCAATGCCTGACGCATACGTTCCGCAGCATCTTCTGTGGCACAGAATACGATGGTTTTCGCCATTCTGTCTGTGCTTTTCAAGTAGCGGGTGATTTCAGAAGCAACCTGATGAATGCGATCTTCGATAATGATATTATAATCGTAGTCGCTGTTGGTATAAATACGATCTTCAATTTCATTACCGTAAATATCTCTCTGTCCTTTGCGAGGACGCCAACCATCACCAATATCGGTCATAATATTGATAACTTTGAACGGTGCAAGGAAGCCATCTTCGATGCCCTCTTTCAGACTGTACATATAGATAGGCTCGCCAAAGTAACTCAGGTTAGAGATATACTTGGTTTCCTTCGGAGTTGCGGTCATACCGATCTGGGTAGCAGAGTTGAAATATTCCAAAATTCTACGCCAACGGCTTTCCTCTTTCGCAGATCCACGATGACACTCATCCACGATAATGAGGTCAAAGAAATCCGGTGTAAACAGTTCGCTGAAATGTTCCTTGTCATCGTCACCAACCAACTGCTGATACAGAGAAAAATATACCTCATGGGAAGTAATGGTACTCTTATCATCCTTGGCAACATTAATTTTATGAATAACCTTTTCCAGCGGAGCAAAGTCCTGCTGAATGGACTGATCCACAAGAATATTACGGTCAGCAAGGTAAAGTATCTTTCGCTTCAAGCCGCTTTGCAGCATACGGTAAGCGATCTGGAAAGCAGTATAGGTTTTACCCGTACCGGTAGCCATAACAAGCAGCAAGCGGTTCCGACCTCTTGCAATGGCATCTACGGTTCTATTGATAGCAATACGTTGATAGTAACGAGGAGGGTATGTATTCTGGCTGCTATAATAAGGTTGCTCAATTACCATTTCCTGTGCCGGTGTCATTCCAGACTCATGCTTGAAGCGGGCAACCAGTTCGGCTTCGGTTGGGAATTCATCCAGACCGAACTGACGCTCTTTGCCAGTAAGGAAATCATGCTCAACAAATCCATCACCATTAGAGCTATAGGCAAACGGAAGATCAAGCATCTGAGCATAGGTCATGGCCTGCTGTAAACCATGTGAAACGCTGTGCTTGTTGTCCTTCGCTTCGATAATGGCAATCGGGTTATTTGCGTTCAGATACAGAATATAGTCTGCACGCTTTGGCTTTTCACGGAACACAAAGTTACCCTTCAGGTTTATTTTACCATCTGTAACCTGTGTCTCCATGGTAATCTTGCCTCTATCCCATTTGGAAGTAATAGCAGGGGTAATATACTGCAATTTGATATCTTCTTCAGACATTTCTTTTTTCGATAAAATTGTGCTCATTTGTATATCCTCCTCCCACTAAGCGTTGCTATCTGGAACAATTTCCAAGATATCGTCAATAGAACAATTTAATACTCCGCATATTTTAACTAAGACCTCTACTCGGACATCTTCATTTTTTCCCAGTTTTGCCATGGCATTTGTGCTAATCTTGGCTGCCTTGATAAGCTCCGTTTTACTCATCCCACGATCAATGAGAATTTTCCATAATTTATTATAACAAACAGCCATGTTACTACCCCCTGCCAGCATAACTTCTCATAATTTTTTGTTATAAGAACATTATAACATTATTTTTTCAAATTTCAATTTCAGATTGCAATTCTCAATTATTGAAAGAAAGAGATTGTTTATCTAATCCTGTCGTATTCCTTCCCAGAAAATCGGAAGAAAGGAAAAAATCAGTATTATTACATTGTGCTTTTGACAACTCAAGAATTGTGATTACAACAAGTCCAGAATTGTCCTTTTGACAATTCAAGAACTGCATTTCCACAAAAAAAGAAAGGCTGGCCTCATCAGCCAACCTTTAATATAGAAATTTTGCTCAACAGCAAATCAGTTCTGCAATGATAATTTCCTCTGCCAGCGCCCTTATCCCATTCATATGCCTGACCCAAGAAAGCTGTTCTTTTTTCTTATCTGGAGCTGGATTTATTTCTAAAAGCTTTGTTGTCAACTGCTCCATTCTGTGATGTGCGGTTTCGTCAATCTCCCAAAGATGCGGAAACAACTTCTCCGTCAAAATCAAATCATTCAATAGCATCTGATTATTTTCCTCAAGAAATGCCCTGCGCATCCTGCCATATTTGCCGAGTATCTGTGTTTCTGCATTTACTAATCTAATGTCAGGGATAAAGTAGTCCCCACATTGAATATAGGGTAAATTCTGCAGCATAATAGTACCTCCAATCAATCTTATTTGCATTTTGATTGTACCGGAAAGAAAAGAAAAAGTGAAGTTTGTCGCATACGCAAATGAGCGATACCTGGTCATTCAAACCAGGTATCGCTCATTTTCTTTTTTGCTAACCTCGACTGCCAGATGCCATAATCATTGAAAATTTGTTGCTTCCTGTATTATGGGCACCCAGCATTTGGGCGGCTTTTATCAAATTAGGAGTTCAAATAAAAGGGGGTGGCGGATTGCTGAATGAGAAACAGCTGCGGTTTTGTCAGGAATATGTAATTGATCTGAACGCCACCCAGGCGGCTATCCGGGCAGGATACAGCAAAAAAACCGCATACAGCCAGGGGCAGCGTCTGTTGAAGCATGATGAAGTGCAAAAGCAGATACAGGAAATCAAAAAAGAGCGCGGCAGGCGGTGTGAAATCAGCCAGGACCGCGTCCTTTTGGAGTATGCGCGGCTGGCCTTCTTCGACCCACGTAAGCTGTTTGACGATGAAGGGAACCCCAAGGATGTGTCTGCCCTGGATGATGATACTGCGGCGGCTCTGGCTGGTCTGGATGTGGTCAAAGAGGTGGACCCGGACAGCGGCGTCACATCCTACACCAAGAAGTACAAGGTTGCAAACAAGCTGGGAGCCCTGGACAGCCTAGCAAAGCACCTAGGCCTGCTGAACGGACTCAAGGACAACGGAGCGCCGGCGGACGGCCAGGAAACCGGTGTGGCCCTGCTGCCTCCTATCATGGAGCGGCCTGATCCCCCAGAGGAGGACGACGACAATGGGTAATGTGATCTGGACGCCACAGCCTAAGCAGGCAGCCTTCCTCCAGAGGTTCGAGGACGAGGCCCTTTACGGCGGCGCCGCGGGCGGAGGGAAATCGGATGCCATGGTCATGGAGGCCCTTCGGCAGGTGGATATCCCGTATTACAGAGGGCTGATCCTTCGGCGGACATTCCCACAGCTGGAGGACCTGATAGAAAAGACCAGGCGATATTATCCCAGGATCTACCCAGGGGCAAAGTACAACGGCAGCACACACACGTGGCGGTTTCCCAGCGGCGCCGTGGTGATCTTCGGCTCCATGCAGCATGAGAGCGACAAATTTAACTACCAGGGCAAGCCATACGATTTCATAGGCTTTGACGAGCTGACCCAGTTTACATTTACCCAGTATGACTACCTGGTCCACTCCCGTAACCGCCCAAACGGGCCGGGGACCAGAGTTTACTCCCGGGCGACGGCCAACCCCGGCGGCGTGGGGCATGGATGGGTCAAGGAAATGTTCATCACGGCGGCCAGACCTCTGGAGACAGTCTGGAAAAAGGTTGAAATCATCATGCCTGGAGGCCAGAAGGAAAAGCGCTGGACCTCCTCTGTGTTTGTCCCTGCCTCTGTGTTTGACAACCAGGCCCTGCTGACCAATGACCCGGGGTATATCACGCGCCTTGCTTCCATGCCAGAGGCAGAGCGCAATGCGCTGCTGTACGGCGATTGGAACAGCTTTAGCGGCCAGGTATTCCTGGAGTGGCGTGACCTGCCAGAGCACTACATTGACCGCATAGGGACGCATGTAATTGCTCCGTTTGAAATCCCGCCCACCTGGAGCGTGTGGCGCGGCATGGATTGGGGCTACGGGATTGGTTCGGGCCCAGTACAATGAAATCTACCGGGCAGCCCAGCAGGACATGGTGCGGGAGGCGAACCCCATGACCCGCACTGTGACTATGACCAGCAAGGGCGGCGGCCTGATCCAGAACCGGGCTGCCGCACGTCTCCAGGATGCAGACTTGATTGACGGCCTTGCCCGCCGCCTTGGCGTGAAGGTGGTAGCTGACGAGACAATAATGGGCCCTGACGGCCGCCAGAGCGCCGCCAATGGCTATATCAAAGACGGTGTGATCCACATTGCCTTGGATGCCGAGAACCCCCACATGGAGGTGTTCAAGCATGAGGCCACCCACGCAATCCAGGAGAAGGGTGCAAAAACCTACCAGACATTCCGGGACTACGCGGTGAAGCTGGCCGGTGAGGCTGAGGTGGACCGTGTGCTGGAACAGTACCGGAGCAGCGGCGTGAACCTGAGCCGAGAGGGCGCCATGGACGAGGTGGCGGCCGACTTTGCCGGTAAGCTGCTGACCGACGAGAAAACCGTGGTTCGGATGATCCAGGACGACCGGAACCTTGCCCAGAAATTCTTTGATGCAATCCGGGACCTGATCCGCCGGATTACCAAGAGCGGCGGCCAGGTAAACAGCGAGCTGCGGCGGGCTGAGGCGCTTTGGAAAAAGGCGTTTGAGGAGGCTGGCAGGCAGGATGCTTCCCGTGATACAATGGGGGCAGGATATTCTGTAAAGGAGGACGGAAATTATGGACGAGAAGGCAAAAGTGGCAGAAGACTTCAAGCGGGCCGCCGAGCAGGATCTGGGGAGAACCTTGACGGAGAAGGAAAAGAAAGCTCTGGACGAGTTCGCAGAGAGCTTTCTGCTGCTTCTGGACGATACGGAGGAGTATGATCGTGGATGCTACCT